TAAGCATTGCACGATTTTCTACATCTTTCCCTAGTTTTTTGAGTTGTTCAGCTAAGTCTTTATTCAATGTCCCCTGAACCATCGCTTGCATGACGGAGTTTTGCACTTTATCAAGATATTGCGTGCGAATGGATTTGATTAATTGGATGTTACTTACCGTTAATTCATTTACCCTTTCCACAATATTCGGACTATTGCGTAAATAGGCGGATAAATCGATGCCAGTTTGATTTTTCAGGTTGGTTGATACTTCGGCATGGTTTTGCGCATCACCACGGCTAACAAAGCCATTTGCGATATTTTCAGCTTGTGAAGTGCGGTCCAATTTTTCGTACTTTTCTAATACCTTCATCAGCGCTTTTGCACTAATCGCCTGAAACCCTTTTGCATCATCCATAAAAAAAGAGCCTTGCGGTTGTTGCAGGGCTCTTTCTATATCATCGGTCATCGTTTTGACGAACTGCTTAAGTTGTTGTCTATACCAAAGCTCCGTTCGCTTGCTCATTTTCACTGGTTTGAACTTGCGTGTTTTCGCTTTCTGGTTCTTCAAAATTTCCGGCAAGTTCATCAGCATTTTTCATATCCTCAATGTCATCAGCAGAGATATTGGCAAACAAGCCACTTTCTCGGAGTTCGTTTGCCACTTGATATTCATTTACTACGCCATTTTGAATTAACGTATTTGTCGCTGTAGCAAAGGTATTGAGCATATTGATCTGCTGCTCTTGTTTAACCACTGTCAATGGTAAAAACTCAAACCACCAATCTTTAGGCTGCCCACCAAATAATTCATTGCATAGCAATGTGTCAAGCACCTCAAGCACAGGGCGCAATCTTGTTTCTTGCAATCGATGGATGGTTTCGTGATAGTTTTGGATATCCTCGTCACCACTTGCCAATCCCGAAACAGATTGCCCAAATAAAATGGTTACCGGCATATCTGCGGCACCAGCAACTGCATTACGAAATTCGGTCAGTAGGTCTTTTAACCCGCTGAATGTGAGTTCTTTGCGGTCATATTCGTTTTCTAAGTCAAGCAATAAGCTATTTGTTGCTGACTTGATAGACTGCACCGCTGAAATAACGTGAGCGACATCATTTTCTAATCCAGCTGAAATCTTGTCAGATAACCCTGCGATTTTAAAAATATCGATTTTGCTTTCAAAAATCAGATCACCCACATTCGCAGATGCGCTATCAAAACGTTTAAGCACATCGATAATCTTTTCAAGGTCTGATACGCCCCAAATATCATTGTCAGATAAAGGCGCATCATTCGCATTGATGATTAATAAGCGGGAATGGTGCACTAAAACAGATTGAGCCCCACCAAGAATGGAATATTCGCTATATCGACCAAAGTTTGAGGAAAATACATCATCATCTCGTTGCCCTGTGGGTGAAATTTTCCATTTAGGCAAAATAATCAGCCGTTTTAAGCGCTCTGTAGGTTGCAATGGTGATGTGATATTAATGGTATCGGTTACCACCAATAAACCCACTGAACCATATAGGCTAGACCACTGCAATGCTTTAGTTAACGTCTCACGAAGTTTTAATCTACGCTCAAGTTTAGTGAATTCATCTAGCTGTTCAGATTTTAGGTTATTGGAAAAGATATCACGCCAGTTACGCACCATATCTTCCGAACGTTTAATACAGACCTTATTCGCAATCCAGTTATCACGCCATAACGCTTCAATTTGCGTTAAGTCATCCGTTAAACTCAGACCACGGGCATAATATGTTTGGTCTTGTTTACTGCCTAACTTCAGTGCAAGTGATTTGATACCATCTAAAAAATTCATCTTATAAATCCAGTAGTGATTTAGTTTTTGTCGGGGCGTAACACATAACTAAAGCATCCGCCATATTTGGAGAAGGTATGCCGCGTTTTTTCATATCCTTTTTACTTTCCACTTTTACCCGCCCATTATTGTCATAATCAACACGAGGGCGCGATAATTCTGCCTTTAAATACTCAAGCTCTTTAATACTGCTCGATAGGCTTATCAATTCGTCATCAGGGTAAACATCGCTGTGTTTAATAGCACGATAAGTTTTGTAGAATCTATCCCGTAAAGCCCACCACGCCTGAGCCTTGATGTTAGTGAACATATCTTGATTTTTCTTACCTTTAATATATTCACGTTCAGGATAAACCACCGGCATTAAAACCCTCAACCTTGAGATTCTTCGGTAATCGTTTAAAGTTCGCTTTCACACCTGCGCCAACGCCAATGCTATCAAACACAATCAAATCAGCACCGAATTTAACCGCACTTTGATTTGTTCGATTGGCGGAATCAATCACATCGCCATTCTTCCAAACCTCAATGTCAAGCACGACAGAACCGTGAACAAATGCATTTGCGTTACTATCCACGCCTTCATCTGCCACATCAAAACCGACTTTTTTCATTCCCTTACCGGTAAACCCAAGCTTAATATGCGCATCTACAGCTGTTTCAATCCAAACAGGCTTAATGATTGCCATATCAGAATCTGCGACAGGTTCACCTTCATAAACATGACGATATAACTCAAAATCACGCTCTCGCATCTGCTCCATGTCTTCCATTAACTCTTTTGGAAAATATGGATTGTCTTGCCAGTTCACCAAAACAGATTTGCACCGCTCGGGAGGGCTAATAACGAAACGCTGATAGGTGTCATCAAGAATATTTTTAGGGTTAAAGCTAACAATAATTTGAGAGCCATCTTCACGAATAGTTGGGATTAAAACATCCCAGCTTTCTTTTGAGACATTCTCCCCCTCTTCCACCCACACAACATCAATACCAGTCATTGATTTAATTGAAGTGATGTTAGTTTTTAATCCAGCAAAAGTGAATCGAGAACCATTTTTCCCGATAATTTGCGTTTTCTGAACATCGAAGAAACCTTGCAGGCCTAACATTTCAATTTGGTCTGCCAACATCTGAATAACCGAATCAGAAATTGATTTTTGGATCTCTCGACAACACAAAACCCGAATCAGTAATTGATAGGCTCGCAGTATTAATGATCTAGCAATACTAAAACTTTTACCTGAGCCTCGACCGCCGTAGAAAATAATAAACCGCCAAATAGATTCAAAGAGTGGTTTGAATTTTGTCGGAAATTGAATATTAAGCTGGCTCATCACTAAATGTCACATTAATCACTGTAGGCAATTCCTTTCCATCGGTTGTTACATCAACTTTATTCGTAAACATCCCTAAATGCTTCCCAAGCAATTCAAGTGCCTTGTTTACACTTGAGGGCTCATAAACGAATTGAGCTACATCATCGCCAATAATTTTTCCGTCCTCAGTTTTGCGAGTCTGAGTTAAGACGATCGGTTTTTTACCGGAGGCAATATCAGCATTTTCTAATAAACGGCGGATTACCTCATCTTGTGTTATTTGAACACGCTCAGATCGTTTATTTTGTTCTTCTTGAATAAAACTCTTAAGTTTTACTAAGTTCTGAGCACCTTGGACATCCGCCGTCTTGGCACTATACCCAGCTCTTATTGCTGCTTGTGTTGCATTCAAATCAACAAGATACTCTTCAATAAACCGCTTTTGCTTATCGGTTAGTTTAGATTCCCCACGCTCAGACGTGGATTTAACCTCGTCCTTTTTGCTCATGGTTAATCCTTTTAGGTTTATTTGTAACATTTACATCACATAACTTAGATATAACCCCGATGTTTTTAACATCTTGAGCGGAGGTATAGCTAAGATATGTAGCATATACATAACAAAAAGACCGCACTAATTGGCGGTCTTGGTTTGGATAATTCGCTTTTTAAACTACGGCCTTTTCCGTTGTTGTTTTTCTACATACTCCCGTACCCCATCCACCTTATTCGCGCAAAGCCGCAATTCCTGTTTCAACAATAGCGCATACTCAACTGTCTCACCAAAAGTTGCTCCCTGAAATGCAGGCACTACGCAAGGGGTAAGTAAAGTCACCGGCGGAGAAAGAACAAGCGTGCGATACTCCACATCAGGTTTACTTGCGCAACTCGTCAGCAACCCCGCTAGGCAACATAGCACGGCTGCACTGGTTGTTTTCCAGCATTTTTTTAATAGATTGAATTTGCGCATAACTTTGCTCTCTGATTGCTTGTTCTTGGTCCAAGCGTTGTTCGGTAATCTTTCGTTGCTCGTCAACATCTTCATGCAACTCATCGATAATCTTGTCTCGTTTGATGACCTTTTCGTGCAACGAATCAATAACAGCCGATTGGCGCTCAATGTTGAGCTTGTTTGTATGTTGCATATAAAGCAACGCAAGGATAAATACACCGGCACATAGCGCCATAATCTTATTTAAGTTTTTACAACTATGGCTTAAAACGTTTATACCTAACTTTTTAATGATTAACATCCACCACATTACACCACCTCAAACATCGCTTTTTCTTTTTGACGGCGATTGAGTAAGCCTTGCGATACCCGACCACCGGCATTTTTCCAAACAAGGAATTGTTCAGCAGCACCTTTTTTATCACCGGCATTGAGCTTAT